ATCTTCAGCATTTTTTATAAACTCAGTAGAGGATGTTAGAAACATTGAAATGATACTTACTCCAAAATCATTATCTAGTGGTAACCTTATATTTAATAAAACTGGAGAAGTAGAAACATCGTTTTCTTGGGCGGCAGGAGGGGCAATATCAAAATCTAATATTAGCAATGTATACGTAAATGGTCAGGACATTTCTTCGGCAACAAACATATCTTCTTATTTATATATAGGTGAGCCAAATTATATATTAATAAAAACAGCTTCAACAATAACTGGACCCATTTGGTTTAATGGCAAGCAGCTTTTAGGAGTAAGGTCTGGAGTCCTTGACGATAACCAGTATCAGAATATTGCACTGTACCAAGATCCATCAATTAGCCACCAAGAGCATTATGACCTTTATATAGGCAAATCTTTATCTGTTGGGCAAGGATCGTCAATGTCAATGACACAAGGGCCTGTGTCAACATACTCAAGAGACAGGGTAGTGTTCCAAACTCTGTAATTTTGTCAGGTTGAGTGACAAAAAGCTGGACTTATGTATATAAGAATGGTAAAATAATTAACTATGGACATAAAAAGAATTAATGCTCAAATGAAATCTGGGGATACCAGATTGGGTGTTTATGTCTGGGAGATGCCAGATGGCAGATGGGTTGGAGATGAAGACAACAACTTCCTATCAATAGCATCAATGATTGGTAATAAAGAAAGAATTGCTCTGCTAGCATCAGCAGTTGCTCACTATGGAATTGACGTCGGCCAGCCTAAGTTTATTGAAGGAAGTAGACAAATTGACGACGAAGAGTTTGAGTATCAAAAGCAAAGATTAAGATGGGGACTTACTCCAGATCCTTTAGATATTAGTGTACATAAAGAAGAGATGGCTAAGCTGAATGGTGGTAAAAAATGATTGAGAATGAAGACGATATGCTTATTAATAACATAGAGGTTTCTAACGTGGCGGACTGGATGAGATTTAATAATCCAACCACTCAAAAATCAGACGATCTATTTGATATAGAGGGCGAAGATATTTTAAAGCTTTCAGGACTGGGAGCTTCATTTAGAAGAAAAGTTTCTAGAGATCTGCAAAAATCTTTTGTTGGAAAAGACGGCGCGGTAAGCCAGCAGCTTCAACATCAACAAGCAGTTAGCGGGTACGCTACGTTTGATCTAATTCAACCAGAATACAACTTAGATTATCTATCAACAATTTATGAAATTTCTCCATACAACTACGCTGCTATAAATGCAAAGGTAGCAAACATAGTCGGTCTTGGATTTGATTTTATTGAATCAAAAAAGACAACGGATGCCTTAGATGAAATTAATGATGAAAAGCAATTAGAAAGAGCACGTAAGAAGCTGAATAGAATTAAGCAAGACTTGCATAAATGGCTTGAAGATTGTAACGAAGATGAAACTTTTAAAGAAACACTTATTAAGTTCTATACTGACGTAGAGGCTACTGGTAATGGCTATCTGGAGGTCGGTAGAACGACGAATGGAAAGATTGGGTACATTGGCCACATACCCTCAAAGACAATGCGTGTGAGACGCCTTAGAGACGGTTTTATACAGCTTCTTTACGGCAAGGCTGTATTCTTTAGAAACTTTGGGGATACAGAAACAATAAACCCTATAGCAGGACAAGAAGATAGACCTAACGAAATTATTCATTTAAAAAAGTACACACCAAAAAATAACTATTATGGAATCCCAGATATAATTGCTGCACAAAATGCAATGGCTGGAAACGAATTTGCTGGTAAATATAACTTAGATTATTTTGAAAATAAAGCGGTCCCTCGATACATTATTACAGTAAAAGGAGCAAAGCTTTCTCCAGAATCTGAAAGAAAATTGCTTGAATTTTTCCAGGTCGGATTAAAGGGAAAGAACCACAGATCTTTATATATACCACTTCCACCAGACTCCCCAGACTCAAAAACTGAATTTAAAATGGAGCCAATTGAAGCAGGGGCGCAAGAAGGCTCATTTGAAAAGTATAGGAATTCAAATAGAGATGAAATATTAATGGCTCACAGAGTACCAATTAATAAAATTGGCACCCCAGCAGGGATTAACTTGGCTGCAGCTAGAGACGCAGATAAGACATTTAAAGAGCAAGTTTGTCTTCCAGCACAACAAAATCTAGAAAAAAAGCTAAGTAAAATAATTCAAGAAATGACTGATGCAATGGATCTAAAGTTCAATGAACTTTCTCTAACAGATGCAGATACTCAGTCTAAAATAGATGAAAGATATCTTAGATTCCAGGTAATTACTCCAAATGAAATTAGAGTAAGAATGGGAATGGTCCCACGAGAAGGTGGAGATGTCCCAGTAGACCTTGCAGCCCAGGCAGCCGAAATTAAGGCTCAGGCTACTCAAAGTAGAACTCGTGACCAAGAGAGATCAGCAAATTCCCCAGATAAATCTGGGGAGGGCAGAAATGCAAAAGGGGATGGAAGACAAGTCAACTAGTCCTACTCAACTACTTATTTGCCTTTTGATACAACAATCTCTATAATATATAACATATGATCATAGAAAAGTCACATTGGTCTTCTAATGGAAATGCTATTAATTTATCAGTTCCATTTACGAAGGTCAATAGAGAGAAAAGAACAGTCTCAGGATTCGCAACATTAGATAACCTGGATCAGACTGGTGATGTCGTTACTCAAGAAGCTAGCATGAAAGCGTTCGAAAGCTTTAGAGGTAATCTAAGAGAAATGCATCAGCCACTTGCAGTTGGCAAGGTAGCATCATTTAGACCAGAAACTTTTTATGACCCTGCAACAAAAGAATTTTACAATGGTGTTTACGTTGATGCATACATTTCTAAGGGCGCTCAAGATACTTGGGAAAAGGTTCTAGACGGAACACTAACAGGATTTTCCATCGGCGGAAAGATTATTGAATCAGATAACGAAGTAAACAAATCAACAGGAGCATCAGTAAGGTTTATTAAAGACTATGCACTAGTTGAACTATCAATCGTTGATTCACCAGCAAATGAACTATGTAACATTTTATCTATTGAAAAAGTAAATGGACAAATGATTTTTAAAGGCATCGCAGCAGATGTTAAAATGGAAAATATTTTTTATTGTGCAGAAAGTGATTCTGTATTTATGTCAACAGAATCAGAATACATATCTCCAGTTACTGGTAAAAAAACAGAACTCATTGGATGGGTAGAATCAAACGACGTAAACAAAGGAAAAGAAATAGAGAAGATTCTTGATTCACGTAGATCAAGATTGCAAACATTGCCTGACAACACAAATATAAATATGGCAATTGCAGAAGGAGGAAATGAAGTGGAAAAGCTTAATGTAACAGAAGCAACTCCAGTAGTAGAAGAAGCAGTGGCTCCAGAAGCACCTGCAGAAATTATTGAAGAAGTTGCCCCAGTAGAACAAGAGTCTGCTGAAGTTGTAGCTGAAGAAACTTCTGCCGAAGTTCTGGAAAAATCAGCAGAACTAACAACTCAGGAATCACCTGACTTTGTTAAAATGCTAGGCGACCTTAAGGGTTTCTTCTCAGAGACTTTGGAAAAGGCCTCTGAGGCAAACGCTGCTCAGGTTTCAACAATCAAGGAGACAGTCGAAGCTTTTAGCAAGAATGTCGATTTGAGAATTTCAGAATTAGCAGAAAAGCACACAGAACTCTCAACAGCAGTTGATTCAATCAAGTCCATCATGGACACAGTTGAAAAAAGAGTAGACGCAGTAGAATCAGACACTGCAATTAAGAAGTCCTCTGACCTTGGCGGGTCAGTTGGAGTAACAACAATCAAAAAATCAAAATGGAACGGCACTTTCCTCGGTTCCGTTAGCGAATTAACAAAATAAGGGTATGGTGAAAAACTAATGAGTAATGAACTATTAGCAAAAGCAGCTGAAGCAGGCACAACACTAACAGGTGGAATGACTGGCGCAGCAAACCCTACCGACGGAATTCACGTAGGTTCCGAGGGTAAGGGAGGCTTGCTCAATCCTGAGCAATCCGCAAGATTCCTCGATTACATGTTCGATGCAACAGTAATCGGTAAGGTAGCACGTACAGTTCGAATGAGAGCTGACACTACAGAGATTGATCGTATTGGCGTCGGTGAGAAGCTTATGAAGCTTGCAGCTGAAGCAGAGAACACTGGCACAAATGCAGCCGTACAGTTCTCAAAGATTTCTCTCACAACAAAGAAGCTTCGCCTAGATTGGGAGCTTTCAACTGAGTCTCTAGAAGACAACATTGAAGGTGCAGATCTAGAAGATCACATCGCAAGACTTATGGCAACACAGGCTGGTAACGACCTTGAGGACGTAGTTCTTAACGGTAACACAGCTCTAACTGGAGATGCACTTTATAAGTCATTCGACGGTGTTGTTAAGATTGCAAAGGCAAACGGCCACGTAGTAGCTGGAGCGGGTGCAGTAATTTCCCGTGACATCTTCAATAAGGCTCTTAAGGCAATGCCACGTAAGTACAAGCAGCGTCGTCCAGACCTACGCTTCCTTGCAGGCTCAAACCTAATTCAAGACTACTTGTACTCAACATCACAGAACATCCAGAACGTCAACCCACAAGATATTGCTTCAAGCATTATCCGTGGTGACCAGGGTGGTCTAGGTGGTCCAGCAGGGTATGTAGCACCATTCGCATTTGGTATTCCAATTGTTGAAGTTCCGCTACTAAAAGAAACTCAGACTGGTTCATATGCAACACCAACAGGAGAGCACGGAGACGTCCACTTGACATTCCCAAATAACGTTGTTATTGGTATCAAGCGTGATGTAACTGTTTACCGCTTCTTCTGGCCAAAGAAGGACTCAATCGAATATACAATGTATACTCGTGTTGGTACCCAAATTGAGCAGGCAGATGCATGGGTAGTCGTAAAAGACGTTAAGGTTGCTTCTTAATTTAAGAAATAACTTGCTGGAAAGGCCCCCAATTAATTTTGGGGGCTTTTCATTTTAATTTTCTAGTGCTATAATTTATATACATACCAAAGGAGTATATATGTCATTTGACACACTTAAGGTCAAGGATCTAAAGACATTAGCAGCAAACTTTGCAGTTGATGTCGATGGACTAAAAAATAAAGCAGATGTAATTGCGGCACTTGCAGAAGAGGGAGTTACTTGGTCAGTTTACCAAGGGACACTCAAGAATATTGAAAGCGCAAAAGAAGATGCAGATGAGATTCTTCCTAGACTGGATCCAAATCAAAAACTTGATGAAGATATGATTCTAGTAAAGATGGACAGACCAAATGCTAGATATGATGCCCTAGGCTTCACATTTACAAGAGATCATCCATTTGTAGCAATGAAGCCCGATGTGGCGCAAGAAATTTTTGATAAGGAGGAAGGGTTTAGACTAGCTACCCCTAGAGAAGTACAGGAGTACTACAACTAAGCCTAACAAATGGCAGAGATATATGTAAACACAAGCACACCTGCAACAACAAAGATTTATGTAAAGGGTGAGGCTGTAACACTTAGCTCTCCAGTAACTGTCAAAGTTTATGACATAACTGGCGATCCAGTTATATCTCCACCAATTAATTCAACATCAATACTTACAACTCTTACGGCGGAGCAAAGCGAAGTTGATATAGGGTCATACAAAGTTTATCTACCTATCTCGTACACAGCAAGATCAAGAAAGTTCAAGTTGGTATGGGAATGGCAATATGAAGGATCTTCTTATTCTAATACAACTATGCTTGATATTGTAACACCTTATGTAGATATACAGGAGGCTGCACAAGAAATGGGATTGGGATCAGATTCAAATGATCCAAACCATAAGACATATCAAGAGCTCAAGCTTGCTGAAAGATATGCAAGAAATATAATTGATGGGTACACTGGTCAAAAATTTTTCCTACACGATGATTATTTTTCTTCAGTAGGAAATGATTCTGACACTATGCCTCTTACTAAAAAGATAAATAGATTGCATACTCTTCACGCAAATGATCAGATCCTTATCGATAATTTAAATGAAGTTAACAACCTAGGCCTTGCTATTGATATCACGACAAGCGGCTTTGGATTAAAGGTAAACATAGCGTCTATTTTAGACAATGATGTTTATATAGCTAACGGAATGGTCCCTCCATCAATTCACGACTCTTCTCCAGATATATTTAGAAGGTCTAAGAATTATAAAGTCTACGCTAGATTTGGTTGGGAGTATGTTCCAAATGAGGTTCGTGACGCAGCTGTAGAAATAATGAAGATGTACTTTGCAAAAGATCGTGTTTGGAAAGACAGATATGTTAAAAAGGTTTCCACAACAGATTGGGACTTTGAATATTCTTCAGAAGCATTTAGTGGAACTGGCTCCTCATATGCAGACAAGCTACTTGCAGACTATGTAATAACACAAATGGTTCTGGTGTAATGTTTGATTTAGTAGACGGCCTCATGACAATGAAGATGGACGTATATCGACAAACTGAGCAGCAGGATAAAGATACTGGTGCAATGATAAGAGAGTTTTCTTTTATAAAAACAATTGATTGCTATGCTAGAGGAGTAATTACCGAAAGCAGAAATAGGTCTAACGATAGTCAGAAGTTTTCAAACAAGTATTCAAATAACCAGTATATTGAGGCTAGAACATCTGACAGATTAACTGCAAGAGATAAAGTTAAAAACATTAGAGATGTAAATGGGAAGCCTATCTGGTATGAGTTAAACTATCCAAGCGATACAGATACAGTTTTTGATGTTGTTGGAACTACACCAATATCAGATCCATTTGGAAATGTTGTAGGATATAACTCTTCATTGCAAAGAGCGGAGAATCAGCAAATTGGCATCTGAAATTTTAGCGATTAAAGCAGCAAGCGGATTAGTTAATTTAATGACTAATAAGCCAGTAAGTGGTGCAATAAAAGATAGTACAGTTGCACAAATATCTGCTGCATTGTTCTATAAAACAAATGTAATGGCTAAACTAGCTGCCAATCCGCAATTCCAATCAGCATTTAGAAGTGTAATATTTGATCAGGTTCAGATCGACTTTGCAGACTATATAGACGCAAAAGCAAGAACATCTCCAAAATCTTTTCACCATGTTTACGAATGGGGAAGAGTAGGAGATAGCGAGGCAAGACTATTTAAATTAAATAAGCTTCCTGCAGATGGACTATCATTAAAAATTAATTACGAACTAACTGACTCAAAGTCTTTTGTACCATCTGAAAACTCTAACAATAAACACGTCTTTGTAAAAAAAGCTTCTGTTATGGAAGAGGGGAAGACTGTAGTAATAAGGCCAAGATTTTCTGAAAGGCTGGTATTTGATGTAGACGGATACACAATATTTATGCCAAAAGGCGAATCCGTTACTGTTAGAAAACCAGGAGGGGCGGCAACCAAAAACGCCTTCTTTGCACAGTATAGATATTTCTTTACTGGACAGCTAGTCAATATGTCTATAAAAAAATCTGGATTCCAGAGATTATTTAATTCATCATTGTCTAGAGCGCTGGGTGTACCAGCACAAGTTAAATCAGTTAAATATAGTTTCTCACCAAATCAATTGGCAAGTGAAGCCGAGGCCGCTACATCAGCAGCGTTTGCGAGGTTAGCACATGGCTAATTATAAATTAGATGCAATGTTTGAAATAAGAAAGTTCCTGTGGAGCAGACTTACAGCACTTAATATATTCAATCAAGAAGACTACTACTCAGACAATCTAAATGAGACACTTGTCCCAATTGTTCCAGTCCAGCAACAGCCAGAGATGAATCAGTTCTTGAGCGGAAAGAAGCACATAGTCTACGATAAGATAGGAATGTCTTATGAGAACAACTGGATGATATGCTGCGAACAGATTCTATTAACCCTATATTCACCAGATCTCCTTGATATTGTTGAGATAAGAAACTTCCTAACTGATGAGTTTAGAAGAATGGATGAGTCTGCAAGGGATGTCAATAAATGGGCGGGGTTATCAGATAAATTCAAGTTCCATAGTATCCACATAGCAGACATATCATCTACAGCCCCATCAGAAGAAATCCAAGGATTCTATGCTGCAGATGTAATATTAGAGGTCAAATATTCAAGAATAACAAATG